GACACTACTGCACTATCAGAATTTAATGTAAGATTATCACCTATAGTGGTTGTGCCACCTAAATTAACATTTGAAAAGGCATCTACAACTGCAGCACCACCTCCCGCACCATTAAGGTAAATTGCTTTTGTAGCTCCATTTGCTATAGTTATATTTGCACCACTACCCTGTGTGATAATGATATTATAAGGTCCAGAACTGCCAGAATCCGTTGTAGAATTTTGTATAAAGTGTACTCTACTTATGGTGTTCGGACCAATAGTTATAGTACAATCACTATCTAAAGCTCCTGTATATTGAATAAACATATTTCGTGCGGCATCTGCTGCACCATCCGCTACTGTACTTGTATGAGTATTTGCATTAGCTGTTATAGCTTCTGTGCCAAATCCAAATGCTTCAGCTATAAGCTCAAGGTTCGTATTTGTTGTAGCTCCCCATGTTCCAGATTGTTCGCCATCTGCTATTTCTTCTACTCTTAAATCATTTGTATATGCACTTGCCATTTTATTATCCTTATGCTGCTATTTTTGCCCAATTTGGGTTTTGAGATACTGTTATAGCTGAAAAGTTTGATGTTTGTGCAGTATCTATTAAACCCCAAACATTTTCTTCTCCCGTAGAGCCAGTAGCACTTAAACCAACAGGAAAAACACCTATTGAAAAGGTTGGAGCATGAACTGTTCCTACTGAACCTGTTCCTAAATTATTTGAAGCTGTAACATTTGAACCAGCCGTTACACTTTCTGAGCCAATGGCACTTGTCATAGCTCCTTGTGTAACAGCTACAGAAACACTTCCAACAAAACTAGTTGTTCCTAAAGCACTAGTTAATGCTGATTGAGTAACAGGAACTTCTCTTGAAGGAACAACAACAACTGATCCTAAAGCACTAGTTGCAGCACTTTGAGTAACAGCAACAGGAATAGGATTATTCCACGCTCCTTGCGTCCAAGTGCCTCTACCCCAACCAGTTATATTAGCCATATTTTACCTTACAATTGTTCGGTTAAGCAATTCTTATAATAGCATTACTTGCATCAGCCGTTGGAAATTGAATTGTAAATGTTCCAGATGTTGATGTTTTGTTACTTGTAAAATCTAACACGCAAACTGCTTTATCACCGTTAGTGTCGTTATAAATTAAAGCACCCATTGCTGTAATGGTTGCTGTTGTAAAACTTAAATCTGCAAAATCAGTAATTCCTGTAGTGCTGACATTACTTGGTGCTACTTTTGTTAAAACACCACCACCCGCAGCATAACTACCACTGTTTGCAACTTCTCCTGTTGTAACATATACCGTTGATGCTGCACCTAATGTTGCAGTAGTAGAAGATTTACCACCGCCACCTTCTGCGAAAAGTGCTAATTTAAACGCATTACCATTTGTTGCAAAATTATGAGTAGCTGTTAAAAGCTCTTTTTTAAACGTAGTACAAAGTGCTTGTGCTATTGCCATTATAGTCTCCTTATATATTCTGCCAAGTCTTTTTGGCCTGAATTTCTTATAGTATGAACTATTGTAGCACGTTCCTCTTTTCTTGCCAAGACTAGATAATGAAACAAAAGTTTTTTAACATTTTCTTTAAAAACATTAGCTTGATCTCGAATAACATCTGGAGCATTTTCAGATACAGCAACGATCTTATCCGTTGCCATTTGTGCTATTTGTTCGTCTGAAAGCCCTCCGTTATTAGAAGTCATAACATTAACAGGAGCAGTGTTACCTTCTATTGCTGAAAAAAATGTCATCTTGTGTCTTCCTCTCTACCATATATTCTTGGAATTGCATCTAATGGCTCTGGTGGTTCTAATTTTGATTTTCTTGTTATTAACATACTTCCTTCATGGACTGTAGAAACTATGGGATCGTCTAATCTATGGTATCCATACAGCTTTTCTTCATCTGGCACATTAGTATCTAAAAGGGTAGAATTATGTGCAATCTCAATTTTTATTCCTTTTGTAGTAGCAATAGCCAGCCAAAACTCTGTGCAAGCTCTACCTGCTTCTGCCATATGAGGAACTTCCTTATAACTAAAATCTACTCCATATAAACAAATTTTACTTACTTCTTGAGATATAGCAAAAGCTATTGCATAAGGAACTGTGTTATTTAAATATGCGTATTTTGTTTTTTCTAATACTTCTTGCAAAGGGTATTCTACTACATCAGGGCATCTTTTATCTAAACAACACGAATAAATAGGTATATTTAATTTTTTTAATAACCTGTCTTTCATTACATTTGTTTGTTTTCCAGCCATTTCTCCATCTAAAAAACGAGATGCTGGATCAAGCATAAAAACACGATCATGGAAAATAGCAGAAGACATTGCGTTTATAGCCCATACTTCATCAAAAGCATCACTTCTTGTTTTAGCAAGAATGTATTCTGCAAAAGTATTTCCTAAACCGACTATGGCTATTGTTTTATTTTTTAAATTACTCATGTTCTTGGCTTTAGTAATTTTCCTGCTCTGAAAGCGTCTTTGTCTTCCATTCCTTCTGCATAGTTCTTTAACCTAGAGAGAGATTCCATGTACCTATCAGAGTACATTTTTATTACATCAGCTTCACCCTTCATAAAAGTATAGGCTTCAACTAAAGAACCATATAATAAAGCATCTGATGCATTTGTTCCTATCCAAGTTGTTCCGCTATTATCTGTTGTTATTGATGCGGGTCTATAAAAATAATGCAATTCTGCCGTATAAGACGCGTTAGGCGTTGGAGAAACAATAAAAGTTTCAACATCAAAAGGAGCATAGTATTTTGGATTGCCCGTTGTAGACGTTCCTCCAGGAGTGTATGCCTGTATAAAGCTAACATCCTTTTGTAAAAGAAAGTTAGTGTTTCCACTTGAGTCTATAAAAGCTAAAGAAAAAGAAGATAAATAATCAGTATGCGTAGATAAAAACTTATTACCACTAGTGAATTCTCCAGAAACATTCTTGCGAAAATACTCTAAATCAACTGATTTAAAAATTCGTTCCTCGGCGTTTATTATAAAAAAAGGTATTTCTGCAACAAAAGTTGTTTCAGAGTTATCTGTCCAATCTTTGATTGATTGGATTAAGGTAGTGTATGTCCATGCCATTATCTTATACTCACTATTATGCGCTCACCGTTACGGGGCCTGCCGTTGCACGACCACCTCCACCAGCAACACCTCCGGTGCTTGCCGTTTCTCCATTAGCTGTAAAGGTATAAGTATCTGTTGTTACAACCGTAATTGTATACCCCGTGGCTTGTTCTATAACGGCTTTGGTTAAGCCGTCTAATCCATAAACTTTTCTAAATCTTACCGTGTCATTAGAAGCTCTTCCATGACTTATTTCTCGCACTGTTGTAACACCTGAACTGGCAGATCCTGTGGTAAAAGAATTAAAATTTAAAAGAACTTCTATGGCATTCTCAACGCGGCTAGGTCGGGCATCTTTTAAAGCTTGTGGATCTGCTGCCGACTTGAAAGGTCCTAATTGAGGGTGTTTTGGTTCAAATTCATCTGGCCCCACCAAAAGACCATTCCATTCTTTTTTCATATCGAGGTACTTATACCTCATACCAGACCTGTCTGATATGCCATAAGCTTTTTTCCCTGTTGCAAACTTACTCATTAATTGGACCTAAGATAAGTGTAATGAGGGGTTACAGAAAAGCTAGAACGATCCCTGTCTTCTCCCATAGCTCTTTCAAATTCTTCTTCGTATATTGCTTTTAACATCTGCGTTCTTTGTGGTGCTTTTTTTAAAGAAAGATAATACGCTAATCCTGCGGCTAGACAAGGATAAAATCTAAAAGGAACGTCCATTGTGTTAACTTGAGAATCAGCGTCCTCTATTCTAGTTAAAGCGTCATAAAACAAAACATCTGTGCTGTTTTCAGGCGTAGGCCAAATTTTTAAATTTGGGGTCACTTGTCTGTCTAGAAAAAACTGGGTAGGTCGGCCCGTTGTAGTTTTAGTAGGTATCGCTAAATCATCTGATCTACTTATTCTTGTTAAAGAAAAGTCTGTATTGGATCGTCTTACAACAACGTTTAAAACGTCAATCACATCTGTAGATAGAGAATACTCTCTATCCGATGCGGTTAAAGCTTGGCTTCTTTGAGTAATAGTCCATTGGTTCAAACCTCTGTTTGCCCACTCTGCAAACATTAAATTTAAAGATCTACGCGCAGTAGCTAAATCGTAACCTGTGCGAACTTCTAAGCCACACCTTTCAAAAGCCTCTTCAACGTATTCTGCTGCGTCCAGCTCAAAATCTGTAGAGTTAGATGTGGTCATTTGTTACACCTTTTTTGGTTTCTTTGCAGTTTTAGCCGCTCTTTTAAAATTAGCAGCGGTAGGAGCTCCCTTAGAGCCCGGTTTTCTCATTTTTTCTTTTGATCCCGCAGCGATTCTTTTTTTCTTCGCGTGAATATTGGCGTATAAACCAGCTCCCATATTACCCTCCGTATAAATTAATTAAAGCTATTATAGTGGCCGCTAATTGAATAGAAATACCCGCAATAATACCCCATATTTTAAAGTCTAACTTATCTATATCTTTTTGCATATGAGCTAAGTGATTTGTTTCTAACCTAACTAAAATTTCTTCTAAGATAGCCGTTCTTTTATCTAACGAATGCAAAAAGTCTTTTTCTCTTACGGTAGCCATGCTAACACTTCCATCTTTTTCTAGCTTGCCTTAAACGGCTGTTAGGATCTTTAGCAGCTTTTGGGAATTTCTTCATTTGCCCTGCGCTACGAGCGCAATATGATTTTCTTCTTTTAGCCGCTTTACTTCCTGCCTTTACTTTTCCTGTAACCGCTGTTTGTAATTTACTTCCAGGGTTATCTTTTCTATACTTAGCAACACCTTTCTTAGTCATGCCCGCACCAGATTTAGTAGGTCTTTTCTGTCCACCACCTATGGTGTGACCCTTCATCGTGCCTTTTTCGGACATCTCTACTCCTATGCGTAGAAAAAACTCATCATATCTGTGGTTGCTATTGTATACTTAACATACATACCATCTTCAAACACAACTCCATTTTGTGGGATTGTATTATCTATAGTTGTGTTGTCTGTTCCTACCGTTCTTGCTTTAAACAGTGCTGAACCACCACCATTTGGTTCCCCGTTAACAAACTCAATAACACCTGCCGTGCCACCCGAAACAATAGAATAACCTTTAAGACGAGTTCTACCACCAAAAATTATATCTGCGGCTACCGCTGTTGTTCCAGCTAAAACTGTGCCTGCTGGATCACCTACAGCTGTAATACTGACAATTGTTTTAAAAAATTTAGACCCTGTTGCTGCACTGTCATTAACTCCTGTAATACTCTCCGTTAAGGAAACTCCATCTAAATCTGTGCCTACAACAGTAAAAGATATACTTCTATCGTCACCACCAGAAGTAATTGAAACTGTTCTTGCTGATCCAAGAGTTACTGCACCACCATCGGCTAAAGCTCCACCTAAAGTTAATGCTGCATTATTACCAACTTGAGCTGACGCAGAAAAGCCATTCGGATCTGCCGCAACCTCGTCACTTATAAAGGTGACATTTACATCTGAATTAGATCCTGCCATATTATTCTCCTTATAAAAGGCAGGGGCTATTAAGCCCCCACGCTAATTAAAATTTAGATAATGCCAT